TTAAAAGTTGTAATCAATAGAACATAAGACTTTTCCAAGACACTTATATTTCTCCCAATCTTCTTTATCGACATAGATGGGATCATACTTGGTATTGATGGATTTTAACATACTTTCTCCGGTGATGGGGTTATAATAAAACTTTTTACAGAATACTTCATCCCCAATGCGGAATACTCCAATATCTCCGGTATCTAAGCATATATCTTGTTTTACTAAAATAATTTCTCCATCCTTGATTCGAGGTTCCATCGAATCGCCTTTGATAAAGGTAGCAAAATCTGCATTTTTACAGATAGAAACTGGCAATTCCAACCAATCCAAAATTTCTTCGTTTGCCCACTCCCCTCTTCCCGCACTGACACGGGAAATAATAGGAATTTTCTTAAACTCGCTTACAGAAGATTCAATATTTTTAAAGTCTTCATCTTTCACATTAAAAAACTTTTCAATGGGAATACCAAAGTATATAGCTGTCTTTTCTAATACATCAAGTGGAATTAAACGTTTTCCCGTTTCATAATTTACAATACTTTGGGTGGCAATACCTAATTTTTTTGCCAACTCTACTTGAGTCATTTTATTTTTCTCTCTTAAATAAGCAATTTTTTTTCCTATATCTTTCATAAATAGCCTCCTTTCATTACGAATGTAATTATTTTTTTAAAAAATTATAAACAAATGTAAAAAAACAGTTGACAAATTACAAAAATTATTATATAAGTAAAATATAAACCACAAACGTGATTAAAATATAAAAAAATTACATTTATCATTGTAAAAATCAACTTTATTTACAGAATATTATATCATAATTTTGAATAAAATTCAAAAAACCGTCAAATGTAGATAATGTGAGGAAGGGGGAATTGTATATAAAAAAATAAAAACAAAACGATGTTAAATGTAAAAAAATTTATAGAAAAGGGGATGATTTATGAGAAATAATTTTGAACATTGGCAATTTATCAAAGAAAAAAAGAAAGGGAGTGATATGCAAAGATTAAGAGGAATAAAAAATAAAAGTTATTTTGAATAACAAAAAAAGGAGGTTATATAGATAAAACCTCCCTAGAAATATAAGTTAAAATGGTTTAAAGTTCTTTTTTACTAAAGAAAATCCCATGATGGTATTGGTAAAAAGGATATAGGAAGGAAGATGAATTTCTTTATCTTGAACATATAAAGTTACATCCTTTAAGCAAAGAACATCTTTATAGCTAATGAAGGGAATCGTTGGTTCTCCATACTCTGGGTGTTCATGGATATAAAAATCTTCACTTACCCATTCATGAAGGCAAGAATCTATTATCAATTCTTGATTTTCTAAGAATGTATCAGGGAAAATTTCAGGTTCAGGATTCACTATAGAGGTATAAGGGTACCATTCTCCTTTGATTAGTCCAGATTTAGTAGAGAATAAAATATAAAAGTTCTTTTTCTTCAGATGGTTTTTCATAATATCATAAAGTTGGTTGAAAATATGTTCCACCTCTGAGTTTTTGCGACGTTCTTTTACTACTTCTTTTTTTACAGTTTTAGTTTTCTTTACTTGTTTTTCCATAGAGAACCTCCTAACAAAAATTATTATAATCATTTTAACTTTTTGGAACAAAAAAATCAAGAATAAGGAGAAAAATATGAAACTAGAAAAAATCGAAAAGATTATTGAATTAACACAAGAAAAAAAAGAAATTTTAGACACAATTGAAAATACTGAGGCAGTTTTACAAAAAGAGAATTCATTTTTTTATATTGTAGGAACTAATGATTATATGGGAAGAAATATGGATGTAACTCGCTTTCCTGTTGGAAGACCATTGGTAGATATAGTATTAAAGGAATTAAAAGAAAAACTTCAAAAAATTGAGAAAGAATTGGAAGAAATGTAAAGCAGTACACATTTTAATAAAATTTAGACAGGAGGAAAAAATGAAAGAATTTAAAGGAGAACTAATTACCAGCCAAAGATTTGAAGGAGTCTTGTTGGATATTTATCGAGGAGAAGATGATTTCCTTTTTACTTCAGATCAACTTACACAAGCAGCAGGATTTAAAGAAGAAAAGTATTTACAGCAACTAATTTCAAGAAATCCGGAGTTAAGAAATCGAGAGTTTTCAGTTCTTTGTAAAGTCGATTCTATGGAAGGAGGAGTGAAAAAACAACGAGAAAAAAGACTCTTTACAGAAGAGGGACTTTATGAAATTTTGTTGCTTGCGAATACGGATCGTGCGAAAGCTCTTCGTAAGTTCGTCAGAGGGGTTTTGAAAAAGATTCGAAAAGGGGAAATCGTTCAAGCGAATCCTGTCATAGCAAATAACAAAAGCGAAGAATTGTTATTACAAATCAAGGATTTAACGGAAGAAGTGCGTGATGGAGATGATGAAATCTTAGAAAAGTTGGAAGATGTGGCAAAAAAATACGATGTTTTGATGGAAAGAATGGATGTCTTAGAAAAAAGAGTGCAAGAGGCACAAAAAGATTTCGTTAAAGCGTATGCGGCATGTAGAGAAATTATCAATGGCGGTTTTGATGGACGGGAAGAATAGCTGGGAAATTGATCTGATGATGCTTCATTCCGAGTTGCTGTTTCGGGAGTATGCGGCATCTACAACAGAAGTCTATATGAGAGTTACAAAGGACTTTTTAGAATTTATAGATAAAGACATTCTCTATATGTCAAGACAAGATATTATCAGATATTTGGACTTCCTTCTACAAGATAGAGGGGAGTCTGAAAATACCATTCTTGTGAAATTAAATGCTTTGGAATTTTTCTTTGAAGAAGTCATGAATATGGAAATCACAAAGAACATTACGAAGTATAAAAGGCAGGAAGGAGGGAGAATTGTTACAATAGACGAATTATCTTTATTATTAGCCAGTATTCCCAAAAGGGAGAGGATCTTATTCAAGATGATTTTGGAGATTGGAAAGTATCCGAAAGAAGTCTTAGAATATGAAGTAAAGGACTTGGAGTCAAGAGAGGAAGGGTGGTTTTTAAAAGGACATAAAATTAAGAAAGAATTAGCAAAAGAAATAATAGATTATACGGAACAAAATGAAATAGAAGGATATATTTTTGGCATACAAGAAAAGAAAATGCACGTAACGAATGTTTACTTACTTTTAAGAAAATATACGAAAGAGTTTTTAGGGGAGCAATTAACTCTCAGTGAATTACGACATTCTGTTGCGTTGGAATTTTGGAGAAAAGGGAAGAAAGAAGAAATGATGGAGTATATAGGAAACAAAAGTATCGCAAGTATCAAACAATGGTACAAGAAGCGAGGGATACTTTTAGAGGATTAGGCAGATGAGTCTTGCCGGACACTGCCTAATCACAAGGTGAGCTATATGCTAATATAGCTTGCCTTTATTATAGCATAAAGGAGGGAAAAATGGCAGAAAAAAAACAATTAGAATGGTTATTACAAGAGATGAAAAAGCATCCGGAAGTCTATGCACGAATGATTCAAAAAGTAGAGAAGTTGGTGGGGTAATATGAATCAAATAGTAGAGGGAAAAGTAAAAAGGTATCAGGAAGCTTTGGAAAGAACAATGACTTTGCGTTGTGAAATGATAGAGGCAGAAGTATCTATTATTTATGCAAAAAAGATTATGGGGATTAGCAGTTGGGAAAAATTCATGAGAGGGGAAGTTCCAAAAGAGAAGGAACTCCTTTTGAAAAAAGAGTTGGAAAGAGTTCCAAAGTCAATTCGTGAACGAGATAAAAATTTCAAAAATTTTCAAAAAGCAATGTTTTTAAAAGAAAAACAGACAAAAGAATTGGAAGAAATGTTAGGCGAAGACAGACAAAGGATTTATGCAGTTGTGAGAGGAACTGTGCAGGATGAAGGATTGAAACAAAATATCGAAAAGGAGTTAGACATTACATTGGAATAGGGTGGTGTTATGGATAAGTTTTATACCACGCAAGAGGTAGAAAGACTACTGGGAAAAAGTAGAATGACAGTTGCCAGACTTGCTAAAAAAGAGAATTGGCAAATTCAAAAGGTAAAAGATAACGGGACAATAAAAAATGTATATTTAAAGGCAGATGTGGATGCTTATTTAGCTCCTGTTACTTTGGAAGATACCTCGAAGACTAGAACAGTAGCTTTACCGGAATATAAACAAGTCGATGAATTACCCACTTGGAATCAGCAAATTGCTTGGAGTAGATATTGTTTGTGCATAGCTTTGGAAAAAGCATATGAAGAAGAATTAGGACAAAAAGCATTTATTATTGAAAAATTTGTGGAAAATGCAAAAGAAGCGTTCCCGGAGTACATGGAGCATATCAATAAACTTTCTGTAAAAACATTACAAAGATGGTATGGGATTTATCGAAAAAATAAAGAAAATCCATTGGCATTAGCAACAAGATATGGAAAGAGTCGAGGCTTAAGAAAAATGACTCCGGAAATTGCGGATATGGCAAAGACTCTTTATTTAACAAAAAACAAATTATCTATGAAGGAAGTTTGTGTTCGTATCCGGGAGCAATATGGAATTGAAGCTGTTTCTTATGGGGTCATTCGGAATTATCTGAAAAAAGATATTTCTAGTTTGACGAAAGACTACGGAAGAATGAATGATAAGGAATTTAAAGATACGCATATTCCATATATTTTGAGGGATTATAGTCTGTTAAAACCGAACGATATTTGGGTATCAGACGGTCATGACGTGGAGTTTCAGTGTTATCATCCATTTCGGAAAAATAAAGATGGTAGTAGATATTATGGAAGTCCAAAGTGGATATTATGGATGGATGTAAAATCGCGGCTTATCACAGGTTGGACTATTAGCTGGGAAGAAGATACTGAAAGCATTGCTATGGCTTTAAAAAACGGAATTCAAAAGTGGGGGAGACCAAAGGCTATCTATACGGACAACGGGCGAGCATACAAAGGAAAAATATTGAAAGGAACGGATGAAACAGACGGAATTTATACTTCTTTGGGTATTACAAAAGAAAAGCAAAGGCATGCAAATCCCTATAATGCACAAGCAAAAAATATTGAGCGTATGTTTGTTGATTTCAAAAAAAGCTTTGCTACGAGATTTTTAACTTACAAAGGTGGAAATATCATAGAAAGACCGGACACTGTGAGAAAAATAGCAAAATACAAAGACTTGCAGAATATGATTTTTGAACAAGAAGATATTGAAGCTTTGATTGCCGGGTTTGTAGATTATAAAAATGAAACATATTATGTTCTTCGAGGAGAGGGACATAGAGGTCATGGCATGAATGGACGGTATCCTCTACAAGTGATGGAAGAAGAACTTCCGGAAAATCAAAGATTTATGATTCCGGAGGAACGATTAAGAATTTTATTCTTGTATGAAGAGGTAAGAACAATTGGACAGAATGGAATTACTTTCTTAGAAAATATCTATGAAGATGAAAAATTATACTTACATTTAAAAGAAAAAGTGAGGGTCAAGTATGATCCGAATGATTTGAAATATATGTATGTGTATTTAATGACAGGAGAATTTCTATGCAAAGCTACCTTATTAAGCCATGAAGCTTGGGATACTGTGCATCAATACAAAACTGCGGCAAGAAAGAAGCGAAAAATTTCAAAATTGGTTCGAGAAGAAATGGAATTAAAATCAGAACTATCTAATATAAAGACAATTCAATATATAGAAGAAACTACAGAAAGAGTGGAGATTATTGAAAACTTAAAAAAAATATCGGAAAAAAAGAAAGAGAAAAGTATTAAGGTAGGCGGATTTGAAATTCCTATTGATTAGGAGGAAAAATGAGTGATAGAGAAAAAACAATAGAAAAATTGGAGCGTTTCGCTCAGAGTAAAGGGCTCTCTTATAGCAAGATAGCAAATATGATAGGAATTGGAAGCAGTACACTTTCTGAAATCAGAAAGGGAACTTATAAAGGGCAGATGGAAGAATATCTGATGAAGATAGAAGATTTTTTAGAAAGACATAAGTCCGGGATGAAAAGAATTACATTTTCGGCAAATACGGAAGTGAAAAGAAAAATTTTCTTTGCGATTGATACGATTAAGAAGTATGTAGCTTCCAATGCCGCTAATGAAATTTTGGGTTCTGCTAAGATTGCGTATATTATTGGAAGAGCCGGGATTGGAAAAACACATTCTTTACAAGAATACAGAAGAATTTATGGGGCAAAGATTTTATTTATCACAGCAGAAAATGGCGATAATGCAACGGTAATGATGAGAAAAATAGCTCGTGAATTAAAAATGGATCATAAAAAAAGAGTTTACGATTTAAAAGAAGAAATCAAAACTAGGTTAAAATTCACTGAAACAATCATCATTATAGACGAGTCGGAACATTTGACAGCAAAGGTTATTGATAATATTAGGGCTATTGTGGATCAAACAGGAATTGGGCTTGTCTTATCCGGAACAGAAAAGCTAAGACATCAGATTACAGGCTTAAGAGGCGAATATGAATATTTATATTCAAGAGCTGTTATTTGGATGTTGTTGAGTGAACTGAAGTTGGAAGATGTGGATGCGATTTTCAGAAAGTTTATAAATGACGATTTACACTATTACAAGGAAGAGCAAATAGTTAAGATTGTAAGCTATTTATACAAAGAGAGCAAAGGCTCTGCAAGAATTTTAGAGAACTTGTTAGGAATGGTTACTTTACTTATCAATGAGGGAGAAAATTTTGAAAAAACTGGGGGACTTATCAATATGGACTATTTAAAAGCGGCAAGCAGAATGATAAGTACTATTTAAAGGAGGCAATATGGAATTAAGGAATGTAGAGGAAGCTATTCGGTTGGGAATGGCATATAAGTATAAATTGCAAGCTTTGCTTTATTTACAGGAAGCGATTCCGGCAGTAGAAGAAGAAGACTACAAAAAGCACTTGAAAATGGAAGAAAGAAGATTGGAAGAGGAGATTAAAGATTTGGAATATCAATTGAAAATGTTATAAGGAGGCATTATGACACGATTAGAAGGCATAAAAGAAGCTATTTGTATTCAATATGGCATTAAAGATAGAAAAAAGATAGAGGGGAAATTGAATATGGTAGCACAGGACATGCTAAGAAGGAAAGAAATTCAAAGACAAGAATTGAGAAAAGGAATTAAGGAACGCTTTTCAAAAGAATACTATACTTTAACTCAAAAAATTTTTAAAGGGATAGAAGAAATTAAGGATTTAATCTAGTAATAGGATATGTTGAGAAGAATTATGCTAAGAAGAATGGAGGGGAAATAATGAAAAAAATTATAACGGAAGGGATGCTTGTAAAAGTGACGCATCTACCAGAATATACATTGGAAGAAAAAGTAGAAATCATAAATGAATTACTAGAAATGTCGCATTATGTCAGATTTACAAAAGATTTCGAAGAAGTGGGAGTTCATTTTCATACTAGAGGAAAAAAAGGCATTCGAGAGATTATCATATGGGGATTTTTAGACTGGAGAATATATGATGATATTGAAGAAGGAAAAAAGGATTTTTGCAAAACATTACATTTTGTGAATGTATTAGATTTAAGTTTTAAGTTTTCTAAACCTTTGGCAATTTTAAACACTAGTATTTTAACAAGTGAAGGAGCATATGAAATATGTGATATTTCATTAGAAGATGCTAAAGAGTTTGTCATTATGAATGAAGGAAATTTACTTTCTGCAATAGGACATCAGTCAACAGCAGATGTTTTATCAAAATTGCTAGATATAAAAATTGAAAAAAATAGAATAAATTTTGAACAAGAAGAAGGGCAAAAAGCTATTGTTTTCAAGTTAAATGGGAGAATAGAGGAAGGGCAGATTTTAACGGTAGAAGATATTGAGAGAATTGGCTATAAATTTCAATTTTTAGAAAAGGTAAGTGATTGATATGTTTAAATTAAAAATAGTAACAGACAAAAGAACAAAATACCAATTGGCAAAAGAAATTTGTCTTGAAGATGGACGGTTAGAATGGGTATGCACACTGGATATTTTGGGAAGAGAGGCTGTGGTAGGAACAGCATACGAAAAACAGGGCGAAGATTGGAAATTGGTTAGTGACAATGGATTTACAGAAAAGCTTATTTTTCTACAAATTGATGATGAAATTGTGATAGGAGGGACAAAATGATAGATGTAAAAAATATGACGGCAGAAGAGAGAGAAAAATTAAGAAAACAATTGATAGCGGAAGAATTGGAAGAAAAAAAGCGAATTAAAGAGGAACGAGAGGAATATAAAAGGTTGGCGGAAGAAACAGCTGTGAAAGCATTTGATATGTTAGCAAAATTATCTGAAGAGTTAAAGAGAGCAAAAGAACAAATATTTGAAGACTTTGCAACAATTATCAAGTTGAAAGAAGAGTTGTATGGAGTACGAGACAATCAACTAAGTCATACTTTTACAACAGAAGACGGAAAGAGTGTTGTGTTAGGGTATCGAAACACAGATAGCTTCGATGATACGGTGCATGTGGGAATCGAAAAAGTAAAAGGCTACATCAAATCACTGGCATCCGGTGAGAAGAAAGAAGATATTGAACGGGTATTGAACTTATTACTGAAGAAAGATAAAAATGGAAATTTAAAAGCGAATCGAGTATTAGAGCTTCAAAAAATAGCCGAACAAATCAATGATAATAACTTATTAGAGGGAGTAAAAATTATTCAAGAGTCCTACAAACCGATGAAAACAAGCACATTTATAGAGTGCTATATCCGGGACAAGGAAACAGGGCAAAGAATTTCTATCCCTTTGACAATGACAGGGGTATAGGGAAATGGCAGAGTTAAACAAAAATCATATTTCTTTGATACATGTAGCAAAGACAAAGCTAGGATTGAAAGAAGAAGAGTATAGAGCTCTTCTTCAACAATTCAATGTCAAAAGCTCTAAAGATTTAACTTATGCACAATTTGAAAGACTCTTAGAGCAATTTGAAAAACTTGGCTTTGAATCTCCATATCTGAGCTACAAGCAAAAAATAAGGATTAAAGGCTTGGCTAAAAAAATATATGGGGAAAATTACAAGGAAGCATTGTCAAAGGAAATTGAAAAGCAGGCAGGCTATGATATACCACTTTCTCGACTAAACAAAGAAGAGGCAAGCAAGCTTATCATAGCATTAGAAAAAATTGAAGAATGGAAGAAGAAAAAGGGGAATTTATGAAAAAGAAAACTTTAATATACGTGGCTCATCCTTACGGTGGAAATGAGGAAAATAAAAAAGCAGTGGAAAAATTCGTGGATCCTTTGAAAAAGTTTAAGGATGTTACATTTATAAGCCCGATTCACAGTTTTTGGGGATATGAGGCTGTTGATTATTTAAAAGGAATTGAGGATTGTTTATCTTTGCTTAGTCAATGCGACATCTTAGCAATTCCACGCTTTCGAGATATTGAAAAATCGAAAGGTTGCTTAATGGAGTTAGGCTTTGCAAAAGGTGCAGGAATTACAATCGTTTACTGGGATGAATTAAAAGAATATTTAGAAACTTATGAAGTAGAGGAGGAAGAATGAAAGAGATAAATGTAACAAGACATGCGTTGATGAGATACGCTGCTAGAGTGTACAAAGCGGCGGTAATTACAGATAGAACATTTGATAGCTGGAGAAAGCGGCATGAGGAAGAAGCACAAGAATTGGAAAAATGCTTAAAATTAGAATTTCAACAAGCCGAATATGTCACAACAGCTCAATTTGAAGGGCATAAGAAAGCGGAATTCTATATCAGAAAAGATATTATGATGACCTATGTAGCAGCTGGAGAAAATTTAGTGACTTGCTACTACATAGATTTCGGACTGGATGACACAGGAAATCGAGAGATGCTCGAAGTACTTTTTAAAAATTTACGAAGGGCTATCGAAGAGGAAGAAAACTTTGAGAATAAAAATGAAACAAGGGTATCATTTCTGAAAGCTTCTTTAGAAAAAGTGAAATCAGACATAGCGGAATACGAAGCTATTTTAGCGAAGTTAAGAGAAAAGAAAGAAATCTTTGAAAAAGAGCTAAAACTTGTTGGGCTAGAAAAAATAGAACTTTCTGAAACAATCAATAACGCTAGAGAAAAAATAGTGCGTAGCAAGAAGGCGATGTAGGATGAAATGTGCTTGTTGTGAAAGAGAAATAAAAGAAAACGAAAAATTTTATGAGCTTGAGGACGAATTTTATTGCGACAGCTGTGTAGAAGAAGGAATAGCTACATACTATGTCGTCGGTGGAGAAACACATGACGAAGAAGAAGTTGGCTGTTATAGAAATAGAGATGGATTTATTCAGAATATAGAAAAACAAATTGAATTTCATAAACGAGTAATAGATGTCTACTCTGTTAAAGAAGACGACTTTGAAAAAAGCATTGTAGAAACAGCAAAGAAAAAAATTCAAAAATTAGAAGAGCAAAAGAGAAGAGTACTTGGAGAGGAGGATGAATGAAAAAATATAAGTATTTTGTAAGTTATTATTTTACTAGCAATAAAAAAAATGGAATGGGAAATATTGGTGTTGATTCTAGCAAAGAAATAAAAGATATAGATGATTTAGAGGAAGTGAAAAAACATATTGAAAAAAACACAGAAAAACATTTTGGAATACAAGCTAATATTATTATTTTGAACTTTCAACTTCTGAATATTGAGGAAAATTAAATGGAGTCAAAAGAAACTCTTGAGCTCATAAGACTAGCGAAGTTGGGGGATATAGAAGCTAGAAATGAATTGATAGAGAAAAACATCAACTTAGTACATAAAATCAATCGCATGTATGGAAGTTCAGAAGATGGCTTTCAAGAAGGAATATTAGCTTTCTGTCATGCAATTGATAAGTTCGATGAAACAAAAAATGTAAAGCTCTCTAGTTATGCTTTTCATTGGATCCGTCAAAAAATCAAGCGGTATCGGGAAAGGGAGAAATATAGACTTCCGGCTCATGTCATTGAAAAAATGAGTAAAGAGGAGCGAAAAATACGGATAGACTTTGAGTATCGAGATTTTAAGAGCGAAGATGAAACAACAATAGAAGAAGAGAGTTCTATTTGTCTAAAATCTACATTAGAGCAATATATCAAGCTTGCTTGTGACGAGAAAGAAGCTCTTATTCTAAAAAAAATTTATTTCGAAGGCTATCAACAACAAGAGATAGCTAAAGAAATGGGAGTATGTAGGCAAAGAGTTAATGCGATAGTGAAAAAAAGTTTACAAAAAATACGGAGAGTATTCTATGAAGATAATTATCACAGAAAAAGAAAGAGATAAGCTCTTAGAGCTACTTGGAAATCAAGACTCTGTATTGCGAAATAAGCTGTTGAAAGCAAAGAGAAAAAGAAAGAGTAGTACTTACAAGAAATGCACAAATACAGAAAGAAAACTAAGACAGAAATTAGAAGAGTTGATTTGTGCAAATTACAAAATGAGTAATGAAGAACTCATTGAAAAATTGAATATTTCAAGAGCTCTATTTTACAAAAAATACAATGAACAGGCGAAGAGGTTAAGGGGAAACTGCCAGAGTCAAGCTCTATTTTAGAGCTTGGCTTTTTTAATAGTCTATTTTTTAATAAAACTTAGACTTGAAAAAATGACGTTGTGGAGGTAGAGTGAATGAAACAAAAACAGATTGAGAAGAACGAAAAATATCTCATTGAAGAAATCAAAAAGCACGATGGTTGGTGCGAAGTGAAGGTAAAACATGGATACATCATAGAAGCAAATAAAAAATTGCCGATTAAAATTGTAGAAAAATTGAATAAATAAGATACTTTGTAGCATAGAGCTCAGTATTTCTTAGCAAAAAATGTTAAGGATTACTGGGCTCTTTTTTTTATTGTACAGGAGGAACTATGAAAATAAAGAAACCGTTCAGATATATGGGAAGTAAAGGAAGATTTTATGCAGAAATCAAAGGAATATTTGAAAAGTGTGGAAAAGAAAAGTATGTGGATCTGTTTGCAGGGGGAATGGAAGTTGCTGTGAATTTAAAGGAAGATTTTCCGGATGTGCAGGTTCTGGCGAATATAAAAGATGAGCATGTGGAAAGTTTTGTGAAGCATAGAAAAACGGTATTAAAACAGTATTTGAAAGTCATTGACTTCATCTATCAAGGCACAGAAAAAGAGGATGCTAGAAAAACTTATGATAAGAAAAAAGAATGGGGGCAATTAAAAGCTAGATATAGAGAGTTTTGGAATGAAAATCCTCTAGGGTTTTCTGTAGAAGAAAGGCTATATATAGGGCTGATTTGTAGCATGAACAAAGGAAGGTCGCTATCAAGTAGCTTTTATTCAGAAAATAAAGTACAAACATTAAAGAAATACTTACAAAAAATGGAAAATATTCACATAAAACATGAGTTTTTCAACAAAAATTGGCAGTTTGATAACAGTTTTATTTTGTTAGATCCCCCTTACGTGACGAGCACGAAGGCAGGAAATAGCGAGAAAAAAGGATATAATTATAAAAAGGGATGGAAGGAGAAAGATGATTTAGAATTGGTTGCGTTTATCAAAAGCAACAAAAATCGGAATAATGTTTTCATGGTATTCGGAAGCGTTGGAAATCCCCTTTCAAGGCTTATTCAAGAGGCTTTCCCGGAGGCGATATTCACGGTTAAGAAATATAAAAAATCTATGTTTGGGCGTTCATCAGAAAGGGAGGAGTGGTATTGTGTAATAAAATAAAGACAAATGAAAAAAAGTGTGTTACAATAAGAAAAAAAGCAAGGAGGAAGACATGGCAAAATATATTTCAGTCGCTCAAGCGGCAAATAGACTTAAAGTATCGGTTGACACTATATATAATTACTGCAAAAATGGCACGCTTGGCGGACAATATATATTCTGCCAACAGAAAGGGACTTGGAAGGTTGACTTAGAGAGTTTGGAGCTTTTAGAAAAAGAGTCTTGTTTTAAAAGCAAATTACAATTAAAAAAAGATACAAATCAATATAGTTTATTCTTAGAGAGTTGAAAAACTCTCTTTTTATTTACTATATTTTCATTGAAAATAAAAGGTTTTTCATCCTATTAAAAAAAATAAAAAATTTTTAAATATTTCTTGAAAAAACTATTGATTTTTTCAAGAAAGGATGATATACTAATATTGTAAGGAGGAGGTGATGAAAGAGAGAAAAAATAAAAAAAGGAGGTGAAAAAAATTAAAGGGAATAAAAAATCCCGCCGAGAACGACGGGAGAGGTTAGAAAGGCTTACCGTGTACTTAGAGTTTGTGATTGCCGTCTTGACTCTAATAGCACTAATCCTAGAACTCCTAAAGGGCTAAAAGCCCTTCGGGGTTCGCCCCTTCTAACCTCATTATATCCTTTAATAAAAAAAATGTCAAATGCAGTAATTGTGTTGGTCGGAATTATTGGAATGCGAACAAAAAGCATTCTAATAAAAAAGGTAATTATTATAGCATTAGTTTTAAACATTGTAAGAATGATAAAAGGATTATAAGGAGGAAAAATGAAGAAGTTAATAGAAGTTATAAATGCAATTAAAGGAATTGAAGCAGCGGTGGAAGATTTTGAAAATGAAGTGATTGTTGAATTCGGAGATTATGAATTCAACGGAATTTCAGAAGTGATTGTGGAAAAAGCAATAGGACAAAATTATGATTATACCGCATATGTGAACGAAAAAAATGCTCCGGAAGTTTTCATTTCTGTAGAAAGCACAGAAGATGGAATTATTGTTTTGGACGCATGGACAAATGAAAAAGAAAGCTTTGAAGAGATGATTGGAAAAGCTTGGGCAGATGTAAAAGAAGCAATGGTAAAACATATTGCTGTAGACGTGGAAAATGTAGACAAAAAATCAGGAAGTTGTATAGTAGATTTCACAAATTGTAGTTTTTTATCAGTAACGGGAAAGTACAGAGAAGAAAACGATGAAGTTATCATTGAAGTTGATGATGACGCAATCGTATATGATAACAGAGGATAGATATAGAAGGGGACACGATCCCCTTCTACTGCAAACTACAAGGAGGAAAAAAATGAGCTATTACAAAGATAATAAAGTGATATTAGGCGGGTCAGACGTTGCAGTCTTAACATTTGTGGGGTGTGTAGAAGAATATCCATTCATCAATGCGAATGTTTTACCATTTGGAGAGGATGGAAGCTATCTAGGGTATATTGTTTATAACGATGATGCGGAAATTCCAAAACATTATAAAAAAGAATATAGCTTTAAAAGTTGGCTAAAAGTCTATGATGATGACGGGTTGCAACATGTTTTTAAAGGGAAAAACATTGAAGTATACAGAGCAGGACAAAGAGGAATTGTCATTCATATTGAGAAATAGAAAGAGGGTAGCCCCTCTTTCTAAGAAGGAGGGACTATGACGGAAAACACATGGGGAGGAAAAAGAGAGGGATCAGGACGGAAGACAAAAGAGAACAAGAAAATCACAAAATCTTTTGTGATCTCTCCGGAAATTTTGAAAAAATTGGAAGAAAAATATCCGGAGAGAAGTCTCAGTAGGATTATAGAAGAAGCTTTGAAGGAGTATTTGAAAGAATGAAGGAGGCTATTTGGACATTGTAAACATTTATGAACTTGAGAAAAAACTGGAATCTTTAGCGGAAGAAAAAGGCTATCGGTTTCATGTGAATTCTTGGTCGGCGGGAGAGGTACATCGAATCTATTATACGATGTACTATGGAAGGGAAAGTTGCTATTGCGGCTTTGTAGACTGCAACAACAATAGATATTATGTCTGCGATAGAAGACATAAAAGAGGAATAAATTTACTAACGGGAGAAGTCGAAAGGCGGCAATATCGGGCGATGGCGAGAGTCATTTTTCAAGAAGAAAATGACAAAGAAGAAGAATTCGTGGATTTTTTAAGAAGCAAATTTTGGAACTTTGAAAATATCCGGATCGCTTTGCAGTACTACCGGAAAGGATTGAACCTTGAAAAACTTCCAAACACGCTGACAAAGGAGCAATTGGAGCAAGTTATTAGTTGTATTTTAGAAAATCAAAATAATTATGCATAGAAAAGATGAGGACAAAATCTCATCTTTTTTTCTTTTTTGTGGAATTTTTCGAGTTTTCCGAAGAAAAAAATGCGAAGAAAGGCACAATATAAGTGAAAGATGAAAAAAAGAAAGGGGGAAGCTCTGTGAACATTGAGCAAATTCGAGCAAAGAAATTGTACGCAGAAGGAAAAAATGCGGAAGAAATTGCAAAGCTCTTAGAGAAATCAACAGGGACGATATACAGGTGGATAAAACAGTATAAAGAAGAATTTGAGCAATCTCGTAAAATTGCACAAATGACGACAGATGACATGTCTGACTTGTTGGATGAAGCACATAAGAAAAACTTGCTTGAAATCATAGAAAATCCTCACTTGCTACAAAATCCGAAAGCGGCAGATGCTTTGATTAAAATAGCCAATGTCTTAGAAAAAATGGACGCTAGAAAAGAGAGAGAAGCAATGCTACAGGCAAATGAAGAGGAGAAGGGAGTTGTGTTTATCGATGACATCAAAGATGGATTTGACGAATCGGAAAGTGAAGAAATTTAGTGAAGTCTTACTTCCAAACTTCCATGATTTGCATGCGGCATGGCGTTCATCCAAATATACAAGATATGTTTGCAAAGGCGGACGGGGATCTGCAAAGTCAACACATATAGCCTTCATTTTAACTCTTTCTTTGATGAGAGAACCTGTCAATATTGCAGTGTTCAGAAAAGTTGGTGAAACGTTAAGAACTAGCGTATACGAACAAATTAAATGGTGTATTTATGAATTAGGGTTAAATGAATATTTTTACTTTGGAGTATCTCCCATGGAAATTACGTATTTACCTCGTGGAAATAAATTCCTATTTTTTGGAGTAGATGATCCAAGCAAACGAAAATCTATGAAGAATGCTAATTTTCCGATTGCATATTACTGGTTTGAAGAGGTGGCAGAATTTCGATTTGAAAATGAAGTAGAAGTAGTTATCAAGTCTATTTTAAGGGGGAAACTGCCAAACGGATTGAAATACAAAGGATTTTTTTCTTACAATCCGCCAGAGTTGAAACATCATTGGGTCAATCGAAAGTATGATGTCATTTCTGCTGATAAGACAGCGTATGTCCATCATTCGTATTATTACGATAATCCATATTTGGCAGATGAGTTTATACTCGAAGCGGAAGAAAAGAAAAAAAGAGACTATGCAGGCTATGAACATGAATATTTAGGAAAAGCGATTGGAAGCGGAATTGTTCCTTTCCCTCATCTGCATATTGGCAAAATTCCGGATCTCTTTATCAAAACATTTGATACTTTTAGAAACGGAGTGGACTGGGGATATTCTGTGGATCCGGTTGCATTCGTGAGGTGGGGCTATGATAGGGCTAGAAATTGTATTTGTGCCATTTCGGAGTATTACGGGGTACAGAAGTCAAATAAAGAATTGGCAAAGAATATTAAACGGAAAATTGGCAGAAATGAAGAGGTTATCTGTGACAACGCAGAGCCAAAGTCTGTGGCAGAACTAAGAAGCTATGGGATTCGTGCTCATAGCTCAAAAAAAGGAAAAGGAAGCCGAGAGAGTGGAGAAAAAATGTTGGGAGAAATGGAGATATACATAGATCCTGCACGAACTCCCAATATCGCTCGTGAGTTCCAAATTGCCGATTATGACGTCGATAAATTTGGGAATACAATCCCACGTCTTGTGGATGCGGATGACCACACAATTGACGCGACTCGATATGCATTCGAAAAAGACTTAAAAAAGAGAAGAGAAGCGAAAAGTAAAAAAGGACTTCGTCCGAAGGGTATCTAATGTCGTTGTCGTTGTTCAATGAGCGTTCAAAAAACGTTTCAAACAATTTTAGGTATCATTTATAGGGTCGAGGATAGAAAGGGCTTAAAACGGATTTTAAAAGGGGAGAAATATGGACGGAATGTTTCAAGCATTTAAGAAGCACAAACAAAGCGATATTTATGTGAAATTTAAACGGAATAAGAACCTCTTTGATGGAAAATCTGTAGAAGTGTTCTATAAAGATGTTTTGAAGAGGGTAAAACTGGAATATATGGGGGCTTTGACAGAAAATAATGAATACACAGAGTTTGTACGAAGTGGAAACTTCCTAACTCGTGTATACCAACCTTTTAAGGATTTAGTGGTAGGGAATAATGTTCTTGGAGCAGTCACAAAACTTTATGCAGAGTTGGCAACCGGGACAGAGCCAACCATCACGATTGAGGAATCTAAGAAGGAAATTTTGCAAGAAATCGACTTACAAGACTTGGTGGGAGAAGCTATGGCAGTACAAAGTTATGGCGGAAAATTCTTACTAAAAGGCTTTCTCTTAAACAATAAGCTATATTTACAAGTGATTCCTCCTCATCAATATTTTGGGGTTCCTAGTGCTTTGAATAGCGATATTATCGACTATTATGTCGTATTTGAAGAAGAAAAAAAAGAACTGACAGCGGAAATATACAAGCAAGGACGAACAGAATACAGAAAGTACAAAGTACAGAAAGATTGTTTATCAGAAGTACCTTATCCGACGGACTTGAAAGAATATGGAGCTATGCAAGACGGACTTGGATGGGCAAAAATATATAAAGAGTGGCAAGTGGTTGAAGTGAATAATCTATTTAAAAGAAGTGATTATGTAGAAGACTTAGTGATTTTAAACCGAGAACTTGTAGTAGGGGATACTTTAACAAGCCAAGCATTTGATAAAGTAGCAAATCCTTTGCTACAAATCCCGGAGGGGGCAGTAGAGTATGGAGAGCGTGGAGAATTAAGGCTACATTTGGAAGATAGAACCATTATTGTAGAGCCGGAGGACAAGGACATCAAACAGGTGGAAATGTCGACAAAAACAGAAGAATGGAAGTCACATCGAGCGAATATCTTAGAGCAGATTTATCAAAATACGGGAACGAATGAGCAAGCGTTTGGGTTAAATAAGACCGGGACAGCTTCAGGAGAAGCGAAAAGGCGAGATATGGAAAGAACGATTGCTACAGTCGTTGCAAAACGGGATCGTATTTTCACGGGTTTAGAAAAAGTGATTAAATGGGGCTATCAAGAACTTCACGGGACAGAATTGGACATCGTGATATCGGGAAAAGATATTTTAGCATTAGGAGTAGCAGAAAAAATATTGATTGCTGTACAAGGAATTACAGCAGGAATTTTAAGCGTAGAGACAGCAATTCGGTATATCAATATATCGGATGTGGATGTGGAAGAAGAATTGCAGCGGATTAAGTCGGAGTTATCTTATCGTGAAAAACTAATTCAATCTTTGCAAATTCTACAGCAGATTGACATGGAAGAACGAGTAGCGGGGTTGATTAAGACACAAGCGGATGAACTGATAAAGGAGCTTGGTTTAGATGAAGAAAAGCCTATTTCCTCATGATGCAGAAAAACAATTACGAAGGGTATTCAAATTTCATTCGAAGAGACTTCTAAGCAAATACAAGGAAGCAATGCAGGAAGAGGAACTTACAGAACTTCCAAGCATAGAATTTTCTAACTTAGAAAAGAAAAAAATCATAGAAGATTTGACAAAGGTTGCAATTGCAACCAATAAGCATGTCTTTGAGTCTTGGCGAACCTTGACAGATGAAGAGCTAAAAAGACCGGATCTAACGGGAGCGAAATATTGGATCCGGGAAAATTATCTCCGGGTCAACGGGCTTTCTAAAACTTTTCCGGCTCAAATGGAAACGTTTAAGGAAAAGCAATACAAAGAGATTTTGAAATCTTTTAATGCTCCGCTGGATCATAGATTTAGCAGAATGATAGACGGAAAAATCTCACAAACGGACATCAATAAGCTCTTAACAGAGCTAAAAGGATACTATGCTCCGAGCACTGACATCAAACATTTAATTGAAAAGTTGGAAAGAAATAGGACTTTGGGACAAGCAGAAATGAGCAAGCTTCATGACTGGGCAAATCGGCGGAACGAACTTTGGGCAAGAAATGAGGCGGGAAATATTTATGCTTCACAGTTAGAAGACTTGTGGTTGGAAAATGGCATTGAGTATTATATCTGGCACACGATGCAAGATGATAGAGTGCGGATGGAACATGTGGAAAAAGACGGCAAAATCTTTCGAGTGGATGAAGACATCTTACCCGGACAGGAGTTTGGCTGTCGTTGTTGGGCGGAATCAATAAAAAATAAAGGAGGAAACAATGGCAATTGAAAATGAACAAGAAGTCATAGACTATTTAAAAAAAGAAGAAAACAAGGAATTTCTTTCTAAAAATGGATTTGTAAAAGAGGTAGAAAAGCAAGTAAAAACTCCACTTACAGATGAAGAAGTCAAGGGATATTTAGCAGGAAAGCCGGAAATGACGAAGGAAGTTGGGGCTACCGCAGTACAAAATTTTCTGAAAGAAAAGCTTGGAAAAGAGGTCACTGAGGAAGAGCTAAAACAAGGACTTGTTTTAGGAGGAACTTTAGAAAATGTCAAGAAATTAGCAGTTGGGAAAATTCTTTCAGGAGTAAAATACGGGGATTTGTTAATGAGTAAAATTGATTTTTCTAAAATTCAATTTAAAGAGGACAAAATCGAAGGATTGGATGAACAGCTGACTTCTTTGAAGACACAATACAAAGACTTATTTGAACCGGCTACGACAGGAGGGGGAGGGACACCGCCATCAGTCGCTAAAAAAGAGCCTCAAACAGATTTGGAGAAGGTCAATCAAGAACTGGAGGAACTAAAAAATAAAGGACAATCAGTTGCGAATCGGGCAAAAATTATGATGTTATTAAATAAAAAAGCAGAGTTAGAGAAGGGGGAATAAAAGATGGCAGGAACTATGGTTACAACAAGATTAATAGGAGTAAAGGAAGAGTTAACACCGGTTTTGGCGTATACAAATGCAAATAGAGCACCACTGTATATGAATTTGGTAGCATTAGGAAGAACAGGAGTTGTGGGACAACGTAAAATCGCTTGGGTTGATTATTCTTCAGAGGGAACACAAACGATTTTAACAAAAGCAGTCTCTTCCAATTCAGAAACTTCTTTTACCGTAGAAAATGGATCTATTTTTAAAGAAGGATGCTTGGCTACGATTGGAGATGAAGTCATTGAAATTTCAAACATTGCCGAAAATGTTTTGACGGTAAAAAGAGGACAATTAAGCACGACGGCAGCGGCATCTTACAAAATTGGAGAAGAGGTCTTCTTTATCAATGACAATATTGCAGAGGGGGCTGACTTACAAGGGGCAAGCTATAAAAAAGGCGTGAATTATGATAATAATACACAAATTATTCGGGAAGAAATATCTGTATCTGGAAGTGCGGCAGCTGTTACCGTTCCATCTGCTGGAGGAATTGATGCCTATTCTTTGGAACAAATGAAGAAGATGGACAAAATATTAGGAAAAATTGAAAAAGCTATCATCACAGGGAAAAAATTTGAAGATGGCGAAAAAAGAGGAATGGACGGAGTAAAGCGATTTTTGGCAAAAGGACAATTAGTAGATGCGGGCGGACAAGAAATTTCTTTAGAAATGATTGGAAATGTTTTACGAAAAATCTTTGAAGTCGGTGGAGATGTCAATGGTGGAAACTATGCACTATATGTTCCCGGTATTCAAAAAGTAAAAATTTCTAAACTGTTAAAAGATTACATTCAAGCACCGCCTTCCGAAAATACTTTAGGAGCAGTTGCAACTTATGTAGCTACGGACTTTGGAACTCTGCCTATCATTCCTACTGTAAATTTAAGAGCGGACGAAATGATGATTTTAAACCATGATGATATTACTCTTCAAGTTTTAAATAACAGAGAATTACAACATGAATACATGGGAAAAATGGGAGATAATACAAAAGGGCTTATTATAACAGAATTATCTGTAGAAGTTAGAAACATTCCAACTATGGGAATGATTATGAATTTGAAAAAATAAAGGAGGAAACCATGAAATTAAGACATATTTTGTATAAAAATATCTCTGTAAAAGGGAAAGCACAATTCCATCAATTTATTGGGGGAGAATTGGAAATTGAAGATACAGAAGAAATCAAAGAATTGTTGAAAAATAAGAATATTGAGGAAGTCAAAGAAGAAGTTCCTGCGGAAGAAGAAACCGCAGGTAATGCTTCTGAAGATACTCAAGAAGTAGAAAAAACAGACAAAAAGAAAGGAAAACAAAAATGATTGGATATGTGACAGTTGAGGAAGCACAAGCTTTCTTAACTGCAAGACATGGAGAGATAGATAAAGAAGAGCTAGAAAAAGCTCTATATCAAGCGTTTGATAAAATCGAAGTCATTGGGGCTAGAAATGGTCGAATGCAAGGAGAGAAAAATTTCCCTCGTTTAGGAGATGGCGAAGAAGTTATGAAGTTGATTCAAAGAGTGCAGATGTTAGAGGCTTACGCTATGATGAACGGGGGAAATGAGGATATTAAGCGGCTTGGAAAAGGGATTTCTGGGAAAAGCATTGGGGATATGTCAGTCAGTTATGACAGAAGCCAAAAAATCGGCGAGATTACTTTTGCATCCGTGGAAGCGGCTAGAATTATGAAGCGTTTTAGCCGAAAAACTTTTTAAAGGAGAAGAGATGAAGGACGAGGATTTTGGATATAGGCGAATCAAAAAAGAGTTAGAAGAATTGGAAAAATTGAAGTTGATTATATACATTGACGACAAAAAATCATATGAAAAGACAGGAGCTTCTGTCGGCTATATCGCTATGATTATGGAATACGGGAGTGAAGAATTCAACGTTTCCTTTCCTGCTCGGCCTTTTTTTCGATCTACCTTCGATGCTCATTATGAACATTTTGCGAAAAAATTGGAAATAGGAGTAGGTAACATTATTTCTGGAAAATCTACAGCTCGCAAAGTATTGGAGGATGTAGGTAGATATGCGGTTCGAAAAGTTCGGGAAATGATTGACAATGGAAATTTTGCGGCTATTGATGAAAAAACGGCAAAAAGAAAGAATAGTACAAAACCTCTGATTGATACGAAGCTGTTATATCGAAGCATTAAATACAAAATTGAAAGGAGCGAATAATGGAATTTACTTTAAGAGAGTTTGCTCAAGAAGAGCTAAGAAAATACAAAGTAAGAAGGATTATATCTGGAGATATTGACAATCCAAAGGGCTCTATTCAAGAATTTTCTTGCTTGATGCTTGTATACAAAGCAAGGTTAAGAGGAAATAGCCCGAATCTACAAGATGGAGGTAGAAGTGTTGGAACATTAAATGGAAAATCATTTAAAGCGGATAAGCTACAAATGGGAGATATTATTGTTGTGGAAGGCTTGGAGTACAAGATAAGTGATATATTACCTCGTATTTATGCAGACTTTGACGAATTTTCTTTGGAGTTGATGAGAAATGAAGAATAGAGAGTTGGAAGTGGTGCTATTAAAAGAAATGCAGAAAATCCGTCCAAACTTCCAAATAAAGCCAATCACTGATTTTAAACACAGTGAAGAAAAGACTTTACCTCGCATCGTATCAAGAACTTTAAATAACAGTATTATCGAAAAATACGAAGTAAGAGAAGATGCAGAAAAAGGGATTTACAAACAAATAGAAGTCCACAGACACACAGTAAGCTTTACATTCACTCTTTCTAAGAAAGAAAGTGAGGAAGATGTGGAAGTGATAAGAAATCACTTTTCACACATCGTGGGATCTGAATGGTGGATTGATAGGGAAAGAAAAGAACTGGTAATAGAAGAAATTACCGATTTAATAGATATTTCGGAATATACAAAAGACGGCTATACAGAGAGATATAGCTTTGATATGATTGTTCGAACTTTAGAAGAAAATGTTGCTGAAATTGAGCACATTGAAAAAGTCGAACTGGAATTACAAGTAAGAGGAGGCATTTCATGGGAATTAAAATAGGAGCAGAAAAGAAAATAGTCTTTTTAAATATACATAAGCCCACAGCGGTCAATCAAGCGACTGTCAATGTCATTGGGGCATTTTCAACGAAAAAAGAAGTGAAAGAACAGCTAGTCACTTCTATCAAAGACGTGACTGGACTTTTGGAAAGTGATTTGTTGTATAAGAAAATTCAAGCGGCATTCACCGCAGGAGCTCAAGAAGTTCTAATATTTGGAAAAAAAGTATCCGGAGATGAGTATGCGGATTTGTTTAACTCTGTTACGAATGATTGGTTCGGGACGATTACAGATGAACAAGATTTAGAAAAAATCGCATTGATTTCCAAAGAGATTGCATCGAGAGAAAAGATGTTGTTTGCTACACCTGCAAAATCAACTGAAGTAAATAGCTCTTTAAAAAGTTCTGTGCAGGCAATAACACAAGATACGACGGCTCTCGTATTTTCTGCGAATGAAGAAACAGAGGATGCGAGCGTGGCAGGATATGCCATTCCTCAGTTTCCCGGTTCTGTCTTGACTGCGAATAAGTTGATAAACGGAGCAGTGGATTCGGGGTATAGCGGGGCTGAGCAAGCGATTCTAAAAGGTTTAAACTGCAATTACCAAGCTCGAATGAAAGGACAGCTAGGCTTGGCAGAAGGAGTCACGGTAAGCGGAGATAGCATTGACTTTATCCATTGTGCAAAAGCCTTAAAGTTTAGATTGGAAGAAGATATTACTCTTTGGTTAAAAGCAACACCAAAACCAACTTTCTACGATACTTCTACATTAAAAGCTGTCATTTTAAAACGGACAGGGCAATTTGAAGCGATGGGAGCGTTGGCGGAAGGAAAAACAAATGTAAGGCTCATTGATGTTTCAGATATTCCTGCCAATGACATTCTAAAAGGCGTTTATACAGGTGTGAAAGTAACATGCTATTACACATACGGAATTAAAGAAATTAAAATGGACTTATTTTTCGCAGTATAAAAATAGGAGGAAAACATGGCAAGAAATCATTATAATTACAATTCAAATAAACATGATTTAGTAGTCAATGGCACGAGAGTCACAGACTATGGAAAGGATGCAAAATATACCGTTGCTTATGAAAGTGACTTCCGGGAAGTTGTGACCGGAGCAGACGGAGATACGATAACAGTAGAAAAAAATGATAGAAATGCTCTGATTACTGTAAAAATCTTACAATCAAGCCCTCTAAACATTATTTTTTCACAGTTAGCTTCTTCCGATAAAGAGTTCCCGGTCTTGCTAACGGATCGAAATTTTAATGGAGATATTGGAGCTTTTTCAAGCATCGCTCACTTTGTGAAAATTGCAGATTTAAACGTAGAAACAGTGGCAAAAGAAAGAGAGTGGCAAATTCGAGCAATCAACTTAAAGCCTGCTTTAGACTATATAAAGTAGGTGGCTCATGAGACTATTTTTAAAGTGCTATATATTACTTTTTTTCATCGGAATTGTCCCATTTTTACGAGGTTTATACACAGGTCCACCTGAGAGGTATAACATAATTCATAAAAACTCTCAGATATGTAAAAAGAAAGACGATATTCAAGAAAAATTAAATAAATTAGGAAAGTTAAAAAAAGATAGGAGGAACGATGCAAAATCGAGAAGAATTAGAAATAAATGGGCATAAAATCACATTAGTAGAGCAACCGACACAATATATCTTAGACTTAGAAAAAAAGTTTGAGGATAGAGAGTTGGTGGGGTATTGCAAAGAGATATTAAAATATCCAGCAGGAGAAAATCCGGATATGACAGAATTTCTGAATATTCCTGATACGATAAAATACAAAGATTTAGAGCTATCTTTAAAAAACAAAGATGGCGAAAAAGACTTGTATTTGGCTCAAGAGTTGTTTGTTTCACTTGGGAAAAATAAGACAAATACAGCGTATGTGGCAGAAGTATTCTTACAAAAGCTAGGAAAAAACGTGAATGAGTATAAGTATAAAGAACTTGTGGATATGGGAGCAGAGGTATTTAAACAAGTTGGGGAGATGATCTACTTAATCAAAATAAGAGATACCTTTCGTAGCTTGTAATGGAATTCAAGAAAGTGCCGAAGCATTGGAATATATGGTGATGGCACTGAGCGGATATACAAAAAACTTTGAAGCGGTAGAAAATTATACTGTAACACAGCTTCGAAGATACTTTGAAAGGTTAGTGGAGTATATGGAGGAAAGATATGGCAGTTAGAAAGTTAAGCATTGATATTATGAGTTATCTCAAGGGAAAAGGCTTTGAAGCAGTCGATTCCCAAATTAAAAAAGTAAAAAGCTCCCTTTCTTCACTAAAATCTTTCACAGACAGCGGCTTATTCAAAATGGCGGCAGGGTATTTTACAGTCAACACTTTAATTGCCCAATACAATAAAGCGATTGAAGCGAGTAACTTTCAAATTGAGCAAGAAACGAAACTATATTCTACTCTGAAAGGACAAAATTTCAGAGATGAGCAAATTGAAAGTATCAAAAGCTATGCTTCTGAACTTCAAAAAGTTGGAGTCGTAGGGGATGAAGTGACGTTGGCAGGAGCTCAACAGTTAGCGACATATAACTTAACGGAAGAAAGTTTGAAGAAGTTAATGCCTGCTATGCAAGATGTCATCGTGCAACAAAAAGGCTTGAAAGGAACGGGACAAGATGCTGTAGGAGTGGCAAATATGCTAGCCAAAGGGCTCTTGGGGCAAACGGGTATCCTACAAAAAGCAGGGATTACTCTAACGGAATATCAAGAAAAAATGATAAAAACCGGGAAACAGGAAGAAAAAGTAGCGGCTTTGGTGGAAGCAGTAAAAATGAACGTTGGAGAGCAAAATGCGGAATTTCTCAAAACTCCGGAAGGAAAAATTCTTTCTTCGCAAAACAGAATTGGAGATGTATATGAATATGTTGGAGGGTTAATGAGAGAAACTCGTGGAGAGTTCTGGTCTATGATGGCAGACAATACAGAATGGCTTCAAAATTTTTTGGGAGGCATTGTAAAAACAGGAACCGGAATTGTAGATACTGTGATTACAACAATAAGCGGAATCTTTGATACATTCAGGGCAATGCCACAAGAAGCTAGAGATACTATCAAGTTGTTGACCGGATTTTTCTTAATTAGCAAATTCCCAATTGCAGGGGCTTTCTTAGTCATTGAAGACATATTTGGAGCGTTTCAAGGGAAAGAAAGTTTTACGGAAGATGCTATGAATGCAATTTTTGCATTTACAGGAGCAGATTATAAATTCGATGACTTAAGAAAAGAAATACATGATTTTTGGCATGATTTGATTAGCCCAAGCGATCAGGCAACTGAAAAAATTGGGTTTTTGACTGCTACTCTTGAAAATTTCTTTGAAATTATGCGAGGGGGAATTGGAATTGCAGAAATGGTCTTTGGAGCTCTTCGGACTGGTTGGGATGTTATAAAATTAACAGGGAACATCATGATAGATCCAGACTCGATTCATGATCATTTAGAAGAATTTAATAATGGTGGGATACAAAATATCAAACACGGATGGGGGACTTTGAATTATGCAGCGGATAACATGACAGATATTCAACATCGTTATCAAGCTGGACTTCAAGAAAAAAGACAGAAAGAATTTCAAGAAACAGCAAGTTTGTTGAATACTGCAAGACTTCCAAAAAATGATATAGAAAAGGTGGCTCAAATGCTAGAAAAACCGTCTGTGCGATTAAAAAAAGAAAATCAAGTACCACCAAATTATACAGACAAATCTAAGCAAGTCTTCAATATTTATGAAGCGACAGATGCAAAGAAGATAGCAGAACAAATAGAACAAAAAATCAAGCAAAATGAAAAAGAAAAAGAGCAAAAGTGGAAAGCTCAAGTAGGCGGAAACTTTAGTCTAGCCGGATTGGAGGCTTAATATGAGTTTATGGGGACAATTGCAACAAGAGGCGACTTCTCTTGTGAAAAATTTTCTTGGAATAAAAGAAAAATCTTTACTAGGAGGGATACAGCTTCATGTTATTTCAGATAAATCTCGTAGTATTTCTGCGACTGTTACGAATAGACGAGTGGAAAAAGGATTTAATATCTCAGATACGGTCAGAAAAGAGCCTCTTATTTTTCAACTGACTGTAGTTGATAACAGCAAAGACTATATGTTAAATCGTCAGAGTTTGGAAAAAATGCTAGAGGCAGGAGAACCTATTGAATTTTACTATTCAGGCAGGGATTTATATCAAAACATAGTCATTGAAAATATTGAAGAATTGGAGCAAGCGGATAGAAAGAACTGTTTTACTTACTATATCACTTTACGACAAATATCTGTCGCAGAAATTAAAGCGACAGATAGTAAAGTAGATTACAAAAAAGCAGGGAGTACGGGCGGAAAGAAGAAAAGAATAGCAGCGACTGTAAAATCTCCTACAAGCTTAGAAAATACGAAAATAGCAGAAAAACAAAAGGAAAGAAAGAAAACAGGCTTAAAAAATATTTTTTAAGCTGAAGGAGGAAAAATGAAAGCTTTGGAAATTGATGTGACGGGAATTGAAGAGCATGGGATTATTGCCGACATCGGCAATAATCTGAAGCTAGATATGATTTATAGCAATATAGATCATCATATGTATGTTTCTGTATTAGACGGAGCCGAAAATCGAATCACAGGATTTTTCCGATTGGTTCCTGACGTTGATTTCTTAAGTTTAGCTTGGAATACTCTTCCTTACCAGCTTCGTTGCATAAAAATCAATGATTATGCGGAAGAAAAGGATTTGATTACTCCAAGCAACCTGAATCAAGACTATAAGTTTTTCTTGATTGGAGAGGAGGAGTAATGGCAAAGCTATGGAAACAAGTACGGATTATTACAGTCGGTGGCTTAATCTTTGACTATGAAGATTTAGACGTGGAATTTGATGTAAAGTGTACGGATGATAATAAGTCCGATACAGCTACGATTCGGATATATAACCTATCAGAAACCACGAAAAATAAGATACAAGCGAATCAAGCTGTCACGATTGATGCAGGCTATCGAGAACTTCACGGAGTGATTTTCGCCGGGATTGTGGAAAGCGTGAGTACCAATCGGAATGAAAATGACATGGTAACGACTATTACTGCAAGTCCTAACAATAGGGCTTACACGAACACTCCAATCAACATGCAGTTCAAGGCAGGTATCAAAGCAAGTGAAATATTGAAGCAGTTGGAAAAACAAGTTCCTTTTAAAATTGATATAAAAGAGCTTGGGAAAGATACGACATATCCCAATGGAAAAGCTTTCTCCAATCGCCTATCTAATGTTATTTCCGTACTCGCAAAAGATACGGGAACGATTGCAAGATTTACAGATAGCACGATTGAATTGAAAAAGCCCGGGAAGGCTTACAGCAATGTCTTGAAATTAGGAAGTGAACAGGGCTTAGTCCGGGTAGACAAAAAAGAAGAAAAAGCGGAAGCGGAAAAAGAAAAGAAAGATAGCAAAAAAGCAAAAAAGGAAAGTAGTAAGAAAAAAGAAAAGCCAAAATACAGTATAGAAGCCTTTCTTATTCCAATTGTGAAGATTGGGCAACTCATTGAAGTAGAATCGACCTTGTGGAATGGAAAAGGCATTGTGAAAGAATGTAACTATGTAGCCGGAGATGTTTTTAATTTCTCCGTGAATGCAATGTTGGAGGTCGTGGAATGATTGAATTTGTACAAGCAATGATACAAGATGCGAATAATGAAATCCATACATCCTTACCAGCTACGATTACAGAAATCAACTATGCGGCGGGGACCTGTACAGTGCAAATTATTCCCAAGAGGGAGCTATGCGGACAAGTGATGTCATATCCACCTTTGATTGATGTAAAATTAGATTTCTTGAAGTTCGGTGGTTGGAAGTTTCAGTTCCCTCGAAAAGCTGGAGATAAAGTTTGGGTTGGATTTTCTGAAGCTACTTTGTCAGAAGATACGAGTTTGGAGAGGTTTAGCCTGAACGAGCCATATATCATAGGTTCTTGTGAAGGGGATTATGAAAGCAATAGCGAAGACATCATTCTCGAAGGAAAGGGAACTAGGATAGAAATCAAAGGAAATGGAGAAATCATCATCACGACCGGGGCTAATGAGATGACAATCAATAGCAATCTGACTCTGAATGGTGATTTGACACATAATGGAAATACAACGCAGACAGGGAATACTACACAAAGCGGAAATGTATCGGTAGAAGGAAGCGTTGGTGCTAGTAAAGATGTGACAGGTGGAGGCATTAGTCTAAAGAACCATACACATGGATACAAACCTGGTGGAGATCCAAGTACACAAACGGATCCGGCTAGTTAGGAGGCAATATGGCAACAAGTATTAAACTAGATAAAGATTGTGACATCCTATTCGATGAAAATGGCGTTTGTGAACTTGTAGAGAGCACAGAGGACATTATCCAAGCTATTCGAGTTGAGTTAGAGCAAAATAAGGAACAATGGGCATTGAATACCCTATACGGAGTTCCTTATTTGAATAAAAAAAATACTGGAATTTTACAAGTGAAAAACAATCATTCAAGGATCCTTCAAGAACTAATAAAAACAATTTCAAAATACGAGATTGATAAGATAGAAAGCATTGATTTTGTAAATAATGAGATAGTAGCAAAAATATGGATAAAAGGGGAGGTGTACACATTATGATAACAGAAAAAGGCTTTGTTATTCCGACTTTAGAAGAAATTTATCAACGAAAATTGGCAGAATTCAAAACTGTAAAGCCAAACATTCGAGAAACTGACAGTAATGTGATTATCCCTCTTTTAAAATTTGATGCGGCGGAAGAGTACGATGCTTATTTGGAAGGCTTATCTGTATACAACAATCTGAATGTATATACGGCGGTAGGAAGTGGTTTAAATACTGTCACGAGTCATCTGAATATGACTTGGCTAGAAGCGACTAGAGCAAAAAGCCGGATCCAAATAACAGCATCTACAGAAACCACAATCCCACAGGCTTGGGGAGTGGAAACGGTGGATGGGAAAAAGTTTGTAACTTTAAACGCTGAAGATTTAAAAATTCAAAAAGGTAAGACAGAATTGGATGTCATTTCCTTGAACGCTGGGAAGGAAAATAATGTGAATGTCGGGCAGATTACGAAAATGACAAGCATTATTTCTGGAATAACCAATATTATAAATACCCTTCCAGCTGTGGGGGGAAGAGACAAAGAAACGGATACGGAGCTAAGGGAGCGATATTTGAAGAGAATAGATAGAAAGAGTTCTTTCACGACAGAAGGGATTAAGAACTATATTTTAGAAAATACAAACGTTCAAAAGTGTCAAGTAATCGAGAATGATACTGACTTAACTGACTCAGATGGAAGATTGCCACATGCGTATGAGGCAGTTTGTTTAGGCGATACGAATGAAAATATCTTACAAGCTTTATATGAATACAAGTTAGCAGGAATACGAACCGTTGGGGATATCACAAAGAACTTTGATGATATTATCGTTGGATTTTCAAGAGCAATCGAAAAACAGATTTATGTCAATATCTCAATTACAGCAATTCGGGATTTGTGGCTTCAAGAATATGTAGAAAAAATCAAGAAAATTGTACAAGATTATATCGACACAATCGAGCCGCAGGGCACAATTTATCTTTACAAAATTCTTGGGGAAATCTACAAAGCAACAGGAGGAATTAAGACGATTCAAATCAAGTTAGGAGATTCTTATTATTCTATGTCTACATCAGATTATTCACTAAAGAAAAAAGAAATTGCAGTTGTGCAAGCGGAAAATATAACGGTATCGGCTGAGGTGAGTTAGATGGAATTAAATTTAACAAGGATACCGCACATTTATCATGATACGAAGTATGTTCGAAAACTCTTTGAAATCTTAAAGCAGAAACATATCAATGTTGTGAATATGTGGCAAGAATTAAGATATTTTAATGATTTAGAAAAATCAAAAGGACACATGCTAGATGTACTTGGAGGGAATTTTAAAATAGCGAGGTTAGGAAGAACAGATGAAGAGTATAGAAAAGTTCTAAAGTTCGAGATACCAAGCTTTAATTTTTTAGGAAGCCCTTATGAAATCAGGCGGATTTTGTCAGAATATTATGATATTCCGATTGAAAACTTTATTCTGACAGAATTGTCAGGGAAAATTGTCATCAAAATTCCAGATACGATTAGTAAGTCTGAAGTTCTAAAAAATATAAAAAGACTAAAAGCAGCAGGAGTAGGATTACAAGTAGATTTTGAAATATATGTAGAAGACTACACTCTTATAGAATTAGAAAAAATGACATTAACAGAAATAGCAAGAATAACACTTGCTAGGAGGTAAAAAATGGCAAATTGGATAGAAGATCCTCAGAATCGAGAAAATGTAGAAAAAGTATCAGAAGAAATAAAATTACCACTTTACAAAGCATCTGCGAAAGGGGAGTTCCGACCATGGTTAAAAGAATCTTTTAATAAATTAGAAGATTATTTAGTTGCACTAAAAAAATTAGCAGAGAGTAAAGAACCAAAGGTTGATTGGAAAAGTGGGGGAAATTTAGAGAAAACAAATGAATATAAAAAAAATGATTCCTCTTTTCTTTTAGACACAAAAGGGAGTAATCAACTTTACGAAGATTTATTGAGAATTATAAATTCTTTAGATAAATGCCCTTACAAAGTTGGGGATATCTATACAACAACAAACAATTCAAACCCAGCTTTACTTTGGGTAGGGACAACTTGGGAAAAGATAGAAGGAAAATTTTTGAGAGCAACAAAGACAGGGGAAAACACTGGAACGACAGGGGGAAGTGACACAAAAGTATTAAGTGTTGCTAATATGCCATCTCATACACACGCAATATCTATCGCTGCAGGGGGGAACCACACACACTCACAAGATGCACACGCACACAGCAGAGGCTCTATGGAAATAACAGGAACTGTAGGTGGTTTGATTGTTGCAGGAAGTATGACTGGAGCATTTGCTTACTGGCAAAAAAAAGGTGTACAGGGGGACTCTGGTGGTATGGTAGAGTGGAATGAAGGGTATGGTGGAAATAATGCTGACTTTTATGCTTCTAGAACTTGGAGTGGCTCAACAACTGCTGCTGCTGCGGGGATTCACTATAATGGAAACCATAACCACTCGGCTAGTGCTAGCTATTCAGGAAATGGACAAGCTTTTGATATAAAGCCATCTTATATGAATGTAAATATATGGAAAAGATTAAGTTAGGAGGGAGATGTATGTATATATACTTAGACAGAGAAGAAGCAAAAAAAGGGATTACATTAGTAAAAGCAGTATTAGAAAAAAGAAATGAAGAATATAAAAAAAAGTATGTGGAATTTATTGGAGAGGATATTCCTCACTTCATCACATTTCTTGAAGAAACTGATAGCATTCGAGAAGCAACAGAAGAAGAAAAATTAGCTAGAAAACAGATTGAATTAGCTGATAATGAAGTTATTATAGATAACGTGATATATAACTATGATAAAAAATATCAGAAAGTCGTAAATAATCAAATTGTCGATAAAACTACAGAAGAATTAGTTATAGAAGGGCTTATCACATTAGAAGATGTGAAAAAACAAAAAAGAGAAGAACTAAAAAAAATTAGAAATCAAAAAATAGAAGAAAATATTGAAGTATATGGGGCTGTTTTTCAAGTAAGAAATTCGGATAAAGAAAATTTTGATGATGTTGGACTGATGATTAGAACTAGAGAAATTGATGAAAATTACAAAAAAAATTGGGTACTAGCTGACAATTCTATCAAAGAATTTACAGCTCAACAAATTGTTGACGTTTGGAAAGAAAGAACAAAACGAAAAGACAAAATTTTCCAAGATTTTGGGATATTATCTATGAAATTACAAGCATGTAAGTCAGTGAAAGAAATTGAGAAAATTAAATGGGAATAGGAGGAACATTATGGGATTTAGTTTTAGTCAAAATAGCTTAGATAAAATGAATAAAGTTCATCCGAATTTAATTGCTTTTATGAAAGAACTTATTCAAATAACTCCTTATGATTTTAAAATTTTGAGTGGAATGAGAACAGCAAAAGAGCAAGCTGAGCTATATGAGCAAGGTCGAAGCAAACCGGGAACTATTATAACCAATGCAGATGGGTACAAATACTGTTCTAATCATCAAGAGAAGGTAGATGGATACGGTTATGCAGTAGACATCGGAGTGTTAGTAAAAGAAAATGGAAAGACTGTTTACAAAGGCAGTTGGAAAGATTTTCATTACTATGAAACTATTTACAAAACAGCTGAAAAGGCAGGTTTGCTTGAAAAATATGAAATTGAATGGGCAGGAAATTGGAAAAGTTTTCGAGAAGGGGCTCATTTTCAAATAAAAAATGCTAGAAATGTGGCATTTAAAAAATAAAGGAGGAATACAAATGGATAAACAAGTATTATTGGCAGTTGGAGAAGCAGTGGTGGCAGGAATCGCTTATGGAGTATTGTTGTACAAGCAAAAAGGAAAAGAAGCTGTAATGCAAGAGGCAATCAAAGCAGAGGCAACTATCAGAGGACGAGGCTTAGGAGCCATGAAGAAAAAGGCAGTTCAAGAATTCGTAGCAAAGCTACCATCTCATGTGAGAATTTTCATCAATGAAACTACAATTGAAGCTGTTGTGAAAGAATTACAGCCAGTCTTCGAAAAAATGAAAAGAAACATATAGGAGGGAAAAATGGAATTAAATCCGCTATTGACTGAGCCAATGGGCGAAAGAAAGTGGATTTTAAGGGAAGAATACAAGTATGAAATCAATGGCTATATCATTGCTGTCCCCAAAGGATTTATAACAGACTTAGCCAGTGTTCCAAGAGTGCTGTGGGTATTCTTCCCACCTTTTGGGAAGTATACAAGAGCGGCAATAATCCACGATTATTTGTATTCAGAGTTAAATGCCACTGGAATCAATCGCTATTGGGCAGATAAAATTTTTTATCATATTATGAAAGAGCTTGGAGTGGTAGGTTATAAGAGAGTCTCCATGTATCGAGCTGTAAGAATGTTTGGAGAGCCTGCGTGGAAGAAGAAATTACAAAACGAAGGCTATATGGAAAAAGCTATTGTAGATCATACTGAAGAGGCTATAGAATATAATAAGAAAATGAAAGAAATATTGAAATTATAAGGGGAAGAGGGAGATGGAGAAAGAAATTGGAATTGGAAAAATGTTCATAACCGGTTTTGGCTATTTACTATTTTTATTAGGTGGCTGGAATTGGACTTTGGGAGCTATGTTCATTTTCATGGTTTCTGACTATGCAACTGGATATATCAGGAGTTTCTTAAAAGGACAACTATCCTCTAAAGTAGGATACAAAGGTCTTTTAAAAAAATGTTCTTATATATTTATTGTCTTAATTGGAGCCGCTTTGGATAGAGTTCTTGAAGAAAATAGCATACAAATACCAATTTCTTTTTTTGGAGCTCCTGTTTCCTTTAAAGTATTGCTAATATGTAGCGTCATAGGAACAGAAGGGATTAGTATTGTAGAAAACTTCGCAGAAATGGGAATAAAGTTTCCCTTTACGATAAAAAAGCTATTTAAACAGCTTCAACAAGACGAGCCTACCCAGAATACCTATGATGAAAAAAAAGAGCCTTAAACGGGCTCTTATTTTAATGTTTTGACAAATAAAATTGAATTGCTTTCTTCTTCATATCTTCCAAGCTTTTAAAAGCTGTTTTTTCTACTAAAACATTCCTTAAAGCTTTGTCTTTGTCCGCATTCTTAGACTTACATCGAGAAGCTAACTCTTCTTCTAACTCATCGTAATTACGAAATTGAGTAAATTTAGACATAAATTCTTCGTTCAATAGGTCTTCAGTAACTATTTCTTCCGCTTCTAATTTCTCCATCAATTCTTTTTCAGTCATAGAATATCACTCCTTTTTTATACTTATATTTATTTATCTATAAATTATCATAAAAAAAATATAAAGTAAAGAATAAAAAAAAGAACTTCCAAAGAAATTCTCAAACTAAGTATAAAAATATTTCTCAAACTGCTTTTATTTTTTTCTCAAACCGTTTTTCATCGTACAGCTACCATATAGTTTATGAAACAGTTCCGGATTCTCTTTTTCCAGCCAGAACTTTATCAAGGAAAGAAAGACTCGGGAACGATCTTTGGGAATTTCTGATTGATTTAATTTAATTGTTACTGTAAAACGCATGCTAAACCTCCTTTGGTAGAATTAAATTTTTTAATATTATAATCCACTGGTTTATAATAAGTCAATGCTATAATCTGAAAAATTACCTTATTTCTTCTGTGTTCTAAATAAAATATAGTCTAATAGCTAATTCTATGCTAAGTTTTCACTATGTTTCTATTAAAAAAATTGCTATTTTATATCCCACTTTTATATTTCAGTTTGATTCTATTAAAATAAAAAATTATACCATTAAAGTAACAATTGACTGATTTACACTTTATTTTATTTCTACATCAGAATTTTATATACCTTTGGCTTTTCATTATTGCCTTTTTCTTTATTTTTTAGCACAGATACTTCAGTTTGCATAAATGTCTTAATCTTATAGATAAATCACTAATTTTGTTCTCTTCAAATAAAATTTTTATAAGATTTATTCCTATAATCGCCAAACCAGACCCTATCATTATATTTAAAACCTTATATCCTTTTCTCCCTACATTGAATAAATCTTTTCAATAAACTTCCTGAATGAGAAGTGTTATATTCATTTATCCTTCTGCAATCAAAAATTGCAGCAATGAACCAAAATAACCCAACTATAATAAATGTATATTCATAGCATCCTTTTAATATCTCATTAAATTCATCAATTCTCATTTTCTATCCTTTAAATCTTCACTAGAATATAATACAATATTATATCATGTCATTTGTTTTACTTTTCTTAATTCCGACAACTTCTAATTTAGCAATTAATACTTTTCAGAAAATCCTTCCACCATAAGATAGAAAGGTCTCTAAACAATTTATCTAAATTCAACAACTAATTTTGGAATTTACTTTTTCAACTTTTTAGCATCAAAATAGTATCATTCAAGAGTTTTTTATGTTGGAGAATCATTAAAACTCTACATTTTCAAAGAGAGAAATAACAGCAACATATTTGCTTCTGTTATTCCCACTCTTCATTTTCTAAAATTCATCTAGTATAAAACCTTGACATTTAGAACACTTCGACAGTTCATATTCGTTCTATTTTGTTTTGTTATTTACTATTTTTGGATTTTTATACCCGTTCCAGTACCAGTACCATGTTAATTTTAATAATATAACCGTATCGAAATAAACTCGTTTATAAAATCATTAACTATACTTCTTAAAATTTTCTGCTTGTTCCATTACTTTATCAAAAACTTCATCATTCCATTCTGGTGGATATCCATTTTTATAAAGTAATATTGTAAGATCCATATTCAATTCGCTTTTTACATCATTCCTTGTAGACCAATCAGCATATTTTGATTTATCATCAACAAGCTTTTTAATTTCTTTTGCTAGAATCAAACATTTTTCATCTGCATACTCGAAATTATGTTCGTTTCTTACTTTAATTAAAATATCAAAAAATGCTTTTTCTTCAAATGTTATTCCTAATTTTTCAAATGACATTTTATCATATTTTAAATCATTTAATATTTTTATTATTTCATCTGATAATCCATTAATAAAATCATTTACAACTTCACTTGTAAACACCAAACTATCTCTATTATTGTATTTTTCAATAATATTTTTTAATCTTGTATCAAATTCTATCGCTTTAACTTTATTCGTTTTACTATAAACGTCGATAGCTTTTTTTAGTAGTTTAAGCAATGCGTTAAATTTAGTAATAGGTAGTTTTACTTTACTTAATTCATCTAAAAATTCTTCACTAAATAAATCAACATTCTTTTTATCATCCACTATATTCTCAATACCTGTACAAGTTATAGCTTCTTTTACCATTTCTTCAACTACTTTATTCATAGTTTCAGAATCAGGAGCATCTCCTTTTGTCTGCTTTAATATAATAGAACGAATCGCTAAATAAAATTGTGATTTAGCTGTTTCCGTTTCAGTTAATTCTCCAGATGGAAAACAAATATTATAAGCACTTTTTAGCCTCTTTGTTAACCCCATAAATCTAACTTGCATTTCTTTATTTACTTGTACAAATTCAGCGGCTAAATTTAAACAATTTAATCTTTCCAAAGGATTACCATTAAAAAATAAATTTGCATCAAAATTACACATTAATTCATCAACTAGAGATAAATGATTTCTAAAAATTCCTAAAGTAACTTTTAATTCATCGATAGGTGTATCAGTATCGGAACCATATTTTTTAATAGCTTCAAGCATATCATTTTTTATTCCAATATAATCTACAACCAATCCTTTATCTTTCCCATCAAAAATTCTATTAACACGAGATATTGTTTGAATTAGAGTATGCTTTTGTAGAGGTTTGTCAATATACATAACAGCAAGAGAAGGAACATCAAAACCTGTTATCCACATATCAACAACAATAGCAATTTTAAAGTTTGAATTTATATTTTTAAATTGCCTATCCAACATTTTTCTATGTTCTTTAGTTCCGCATTCTTCATATAAATCTTCATGATCATTTTGTCCACGAGTTGCTACAAGATTTATTTTAGGAAGTGAGGTTAATTCTTCTAATTCTTCTTTAGTTAACGATCCTTCATTTTCGCTCTTTTTACTTTCTGCCCAATTTGGTCTTATTTTTTTTATCTCATTTAAAACTTTAAAAGCAATCAATCTATCTAAACAAACTATCATTGCTTTTTTTACAATACCTGGATTTTCATTACAAAGTGCTTCATAGTGATTAACCATATCACTAGCAAGTCTTTTCAATCTATCTGGATGACCTAAAATAGCAGACATCCTGCTCATAGCTCTTTTACTTGTTTCAATTTGTTCTTCAGTAGATCCGATCTCTAAGCAAGAATCATAATATTTTTGAATTTCTTTAGCCTGTTCTTCTGATAAAATAACTCTAGCAAGTCTTGGCTCATATTGTATTCTAGCAGTAATACCATCATCACTTGATTCTTTCATTGTGTATTTGTCTACTATATCTCCAAATACAGCTAAAGTTTCGTCAATTGGTGTACCAGTAAAACCTAGGTAAGTAGCATTAGGGAAACTTGTTCTAAGATAATATCCAAATCCATAAGTAGTATAAATACCATCCTCCGTTCTCTTCAATTTACTTCCCGTACCAGTTTGAGTTCTATGAGCTTCATCTGAAATACAAATAATATTTTCTCTGTCAGAAAGTAGTCCAGTGCTCTCACAAAATTTTTGTATAGTTGTTATATAAACACCGCCACTTGGTTTATTCAAAAGTGTTCTAGATAAATCTTCTCTACTCTCAATACTTCTAATGTCTTCTTCGTGCAAATATTTTTTTGCAGTAACAAAAAGTTCTGAAGTTTGTGTATTTAAATCTTCTCTATCAACTAAAATAATAATTGTTGGATTTTTAAAAACACTATTATCTCTAAGTGAAATCAATCTTGATAAAAATAACATTGTATATGTTTTACCACAACCAGTAGCTCCAAAATATGTTCCGCCTTTTCCATCTCCAAGTGGTTTTAAATGTTCTTTAATATTTTTAAACATTTTATTTGCTGCAAAAAATTGAGGATATCGGCAAATAATAGCAACCTCTTTATTACTATCATCTGGATAAAAAATAAAATCTCTAATTAATTTTAAAATTCTATCTTTACTAAACACCCCTTTTACAAGAGTAAATAAAGAGCTAATACCATTTTTAACACTTTCTTCTTCATTGATTTTATTCCAAGCATAATAAAAAGGATATGGTGTAAAAATTGTTCCAAGTTTCGAATTTGCTCCATCAGAAATCACAGAAAAACAAGTGTATTTTAAAAGTTTTGGAATATCCCTTGTATATCTAATATTAATCTGTTCCCAAGCATCAAAAATAGTTGTATCTTCTTTTATCGCTGATTTAAATTCAAAAATACCTAAAGGCAGTCCATTTATAAATATAAGCATATCTGGTCTTCTTGTTTTTTTATCCTTAACGGTAAATTGATTGACTACTTTAAAATTGTTATTATCAACATTCTCAAAATCGATAAAATCAACATGAAGTGCAATTTTATTTACATCTTCTCTTTTAAAATCAAATCCTTCAGAAACTAAACGATATGCTTCTCTATTTTCAATATAAAGTGATGTCCCTGAAACTAGTTTAATAGTATTTACTATTCTTTGAATCTCTAAATCAGTTAAATTTTCATCTTTATACCTAGAATTAACAAATTTAATCAAATCTTCTTCAAGTATAACATCTTCAAAATTTCTAGAATTTTTTTCTCCTGAAACATATTCATATCCCATATTTTGAAATAAACTGATAAAAGCATTTTCTAAATCTGCTTCAATAAATTTTCCATTTTCAAAATCTTCCAT